GGGTTATTCGCAGATCAACGGAGATTTAACTGGTTAGGTATTCGGCATTGTTTACAGCCCAAAGATACGGTTGACCAACTGAACCCAGTTTTGCGTATTGAGGCAAAGCTCCAATAACATCCTGAATTAGTTCGTCTAGTTTCTCTGAGGCTTGCTTATTGGTTGCAGTTGAGGCAACACAGACTAACTCCAGATTGAGAATGAACTCATTACTGATTGAGTTAGCGGTTAGGTATGGTGAACCTGAGTTGACGATTACGATTGGCGGAGTAACACGCTCTGGCACATAGGACAGAATGCGGATGCCAGCAAGGTCTAGCACATCGCTGAACTGTTGCTTTGCCAGTGTGATTTCGTTAGTCATTAGACACCATAGCCACAATAAGGCAGAAGCAACGGGTAAACGGCAGTCATAGGGTCGCGTGCGACTCTTACGGCTGAACCGTCACCCGAAGCAAACTGACTGATGCCATTAGGGGCTGAGCGTCGGTGGAAGAGTTCCGAACTCGCAATGTAAACGGCTTGGTCATGGATGTGCGTAGGCACACCAGTCACTTCACCAACATAACGAGTCACTAGAGCGTGGCCAGCGTTCAGACATTCTTCAGGGAATGAAGTTTCGTCTGTGCCAACATAAGCCTGGAACTCTGCCAACGACACTGCCATGATTTACCTACTAAGCAGTTACATCTAGCTTGACGATTGCACCCTCGAAAGGAACAGTAATCGCAGCATAGCCGTAAACAGATACTGAGTCGGTCAGGGTAGTGATGTCACCGTCGGTTAGTCGAACTGGTGAACCAGCAGACTCTAGCAACTGAACAGCCTGTGAGTTAGCCATGTAGACAACACCGGTAGCAAGAGCAGGATCAACAATAACTGGCAAGCCTAGAAGTGAACCGCGTAGACCTGGGATGTTGCCTGAACCGACATTGTTCACGCCAGCACCGTCAACATTTACAACTGGGCGGCCGTCTGAGCCTGCAACGGTCATGATCTTCACATAAGCGTCAGGAGCTGCAATGATGAACTCTGGGCTTAGGCCAGTGTGTGACTGAATGTAGGCTGCACCGTTAGCAACACCTTCGATTAGAGAGGCAGCAGTGCCACCGTCTGCATCGAAGATTTTGCCAGTCCAGGTTAGACCTGCCAACTTAGCAACAACAGCAGCGTTGGTTGCGGTTGCGTAAGCAACAGACAATGCGCTGAAGGCTGCGTTTAGGAATGGAACGCTTGAACGCTCAATGGTCTGACGGCTGAATGAAGTGTAACCACCGTAAGTTTTGACATCTGCTGAAACAGCGTCAATTGCTAGGTTGCCGAATGATAGAGCTTCGTTCTCTGGTGACTGCTCACCAACAGCAATGGTGTTGCTTGAGATTGCAGCGTATTCAACAGTTAGGCCTGATGCAGGTAGTGCTGCGCGGCTGAATGCTGAAGCGGTTGGGCGGTTGTTGGCAATAAGGGTGTCAACATAGCCAAGCCAGCCCGGCAATGCAACGGTGTCTGCTGAAGTGGTTGCAGTTCGTGCAAGCTGCTTAGCGTCTTCGTCGCCGCAACGAGAGCCTTTGCGAACTCTCCCTGTGAACGGAACTTTGGTGCTTCTACTGCTGGGGTGTTGATAGTTAGTCCTGCCTCAACGACGCGGCGCAATTCTGCGACCTCATCCTGAACCGAACGAACATCCAACTCGATGTTTTCTGACATAGTGTCGCTTTCTTGTTCGATGATTGGTTCTTGAATCTCTTCGCGAACCTCTTGGATTTCCGCGCCTGAGTAGGCTGGGAACGGCACGACCGAGACCTCTTTGAGTGAGACCTTGGTGCGTGTGACTGTTGAACCTTCGCGCTCACTTTCAAGAGCGATAAAGCCAACAGAGAACTTGTTTAGAACACCGTCGCGCATAAGAGCTAAGGTTTCATCGGCGGCCTGAACACCTGCGGTTAGTCGTGCAGTGATCTCGAAGCCAGCCTCAGTCTCACGACCTGCAATGACCTTGCCGATTGGCAGTGAGTCGTGGTTGTGGCCGTAGAAGATTTTCACATCGTCAACATTGTCAACTGCGCCTGGTGCAAAGCGTTCAATGTATGCTCCGCCGATGTTAGCGTCTTGACCGTAAGGAACGGCGAGGCCGGTAATGGTGCGCTCTTCGACAGCGTCTAGGCGCATCTCAACTGAGCGTGTTTCTAGTTCAGACATTTAGTCCTTCCTTGTTTCTTACTTCTTCAACAGTCATAAACGCTTCGCCAGCAAGTGCAGTGTTCCACATTTGGAAGCGGTTCTGCTGGTCGGCGCGGAATAGGCTCTCGAAGTTGAACTCTGAGCGTGTGCCACGCGGTAGGCAGTTGCTCAGTGCATCTGAGATTGCGTCAGTGTAAGCCATTAGCGTGTGACGGTAGAAGACTTGGTTTTCATCGCTTAGGTTGCTGTAAGTGTCGCTAGTGCCGTCAACACCAGTCAACAATAGTCGGGCAGGGACTCCGAAGAGTCGAGCGATTTGCTGAACAGCCTGAGCCTGTTGCTCAGTGAACTGGGCCTTGGCTGGGTCAACCTGAATCTCTTGGAACTCGAAGCCTGAACCAAGAACAGCGATTTGGCGGTTCTGTTGCTTGTTGTGCCAGTTGTTAGTGATTAGCTCGGCATCTGCCTGGTTGACCATTTGGCCAGTTTTCAAGATACCGGTTGGGACTCCTGCTGAACTGAACCAGTTCTTTGCATAGTCGCGTAGATCAATGGCTGCTGCCAAGTCTGCTGAACATGACTCGATTGGGCTGACACCTCGAAGATAACCAGCACGAGGGAACAGTCGAAGGTGTTCAATTTCGTTTGAAGTGTAGGACTTGCCCTCATAGTTGTAAGTTTTGCGAGCAGTTGCAGAGTCCTGTGAGATTGACACTGCTGACGCTGGGAGAATCGTTAGGTTGTTGACCTGGCCGTTTGAACCGTATTGCTTATACCAGAAGGCGTTGCCCTCAAGTGAAAGGCTGACAACAGTCTGAAACAAGAAGTCGCGTCGAGTGTCATCCAAGTTAGGTCGGTTGACTAGCAACGGGTTTTCAATTTTTGCTTCTAGGCCTGTGGCGTAGCGGAAGGTGTCAATGTTCATTTTTGACACTGGGGTTGCAATGATTTGCACTGCACGATAAACAGCAGTCAATGTCAGTGAAGAATCTGGGGTCACTGAAGTTGCCAACCTAGTTGGAATGGTTGGCTGGGCTGCACGAGCTTCTTGAACTGGTGCGCCAGTTAGGCGTTGCCATAGTGATGCCATGCCACAATGTTATACACAACCTGTGGATAACTCAAAACACCTGAACTGTGGCGTGTCGCGCAATTGTTGAAACATAGATTGCGAAGAGTGTTGCCATAAGTGCATCAATGTCACCAATGCTGTCTCTGCGACTGATTAGCCAAGACTCACCTGAATACTTGGTCACTCCGCCTGGTGATTGTTTCAACAGCAATGGATCACCTGCGTGGCGAATGGTGTTGTTGCTGAACATGGCATAAACGGTTGAACAGGCTGCTGAAACTTCTTTTGTGTATAAACGCCAGAACGGTAGACCTGTTTCACGAAGCCTCTTAGCCATGTTAGGGAATTGTTGTTCATCGGCAACAACTGCACGAGCTGAGAACTTAGTTGCTAGGCGCACGATCTCATTGAAAAGGATTTCTTCAGTTGGGTTGACAATTGATGCAACAATTTCAGTTTCAGTAATGTCACCGTTCTGGTTAGCAACAGCAATGGTTGCGTATTCCCAATTCTTTGTGCGGTCAACAGCGAAGACTGCGCCAGTCATGTTGCTGACACCTGTGCCAGTTGCCTTCTTCATTAGTTCTGTTGGGAGCCAAGAGTTTGCACCACCATTGATGAACTGGTTGAGTCGATAGCGTCGAGCTTCATGTTCTGGGATAGTGCGGACATCTGACAACACTCGCTCAATAGGGACTCGACCAGCAGCAACAGCAGGATTCGCTGCGTAGATTGCTTGCGGGTCATCTATTTGCAACTGGTCGGGGGCTTCCCAACAGAAGAAGCCGAAGCGTTCAAACTCTGGGTCACCGTCAACAGCCTTCTGACCGGTTTTGTAAAGGTCAATTAGTGTCTTTGAGTTTTCATCGCCGGCAGTAGTGATGCCAACAACTAGGCCGTCTTTGCGTGTAGAAGTTCCAAGAGTTAGTGCTGAGAATAAGCCTTCGGGGATAATGTGAAGTTCATCAATGATGCCGAAGCTCACACTGATACCCTGAACCGCTGACTCTTTAGCAGCCTTCACCATGTAAGTGCCAGAGCCGTCAGCCAAGTGAATGCCTCGGTGTTCAGTGGCTTTCTTGAATCGTTTCTTCAACCACTTGTTAGCCATAACGGAATAGAGCGCACGAGTGTAAACAATTTTCGCCTGATCTAGCGACGATGCCAAACCAATAACTGTTGGCCCATTCTCGTGCATGAGCAATCCGAATAGTGACATCACTGAAACTGAAATCGTCGCATCAATCGTCAACCCAACTGAAGAAATCCTATTCAATGAGCTTGTCCGCCTGGCAACCAAGTTCTCGGCTCGTGCAATTGTCGCTGACGAACAGCAATTCCCTAACATGGCTAAGAGGCTTCGAGAAACAGGTTTACCGTTCTGGCGTTTATACACGAAAGAAGTTTCAGCAGCGTGTTCAACTGTTTATGCCATGTTCAGCAACAACACTATTCGCCATGCTGGTGATCCACTGCTGTTGAAACAATCGCCAGGTGGTGTGACCAAGTATTCAGGTGAGTCATGGCTAATCAGTCGCAGAGATAGCATTGG